CTGCTGGAAAAACCCACTCTGTATTTACACCCGAAGTCGTTATGTACATATCCGAGTTCGCTGCGCACATCAAGCGTACCGTGCTTGGGAACTTCAACGGCTGCCTCGAACCGATCAGTGAAGAAGAGTACATTGCAACTCGGAGCAAGACCCAGCTCAACAAGTTCTATGATGTTCTACCTATATATGACATCTGCAACTATGACGACCGGGACGGCTTCATGAAACGAGAGGTGCTATCCAACCCTGCGAAAGCTGCTCGTGGCATCTGCTGCCATCCCGCCTCTCCTCAAGGTATTGGCGGGCGCATCTCTTTGGCATACGCCGCCGCTATGAAGGAATGTCCTTTCATGGCGTGTGGTTTAAATCCAGAGGAGACTACTGAAGCAGTTGTCACTGCTTGCCTCGACGCTGACTCCATAACAGACACTGATTTTACGGCTCAGGATGCGACAATCGACATCAACAAAAGGAATGTTGAGTTGATGCTGCTTCTTCAGCTTTTCGACAGTGCTTGTCATGAACTCATCGAGAACTGGCATTTCACAGATTATTACGGCCGCGTGCTGTATGGCGACAAAGGCACCAAACGCGAAGCGTTCCACTTTAATGGTTCACGAGGTAGTGGCAGTCCTTTCACTACCCTCGGTAACACACCGTTGACCGCGCTTTTTGCATATATTGCGCTCCGCCTCTCTGGCAAAACCCCCCAAGAGGCGTGGGATGCCCTCGGCGTATATTCCGGCGACGACGGACTTACTGCTGATCTCCCTCCCGTAGCTTGCGACAAAGCTGCTTTGGCTTTGGGTTTCCTGGTGAAGACTACTTGTCGCACCAGGTTCATCCCTTTCCTTGGACGGAACTACCTCGATCCCATTGGTGGCTCTCGATCCAGTATCCATTCTCCACTGCGTACTCTTGCCAAGTTACACGCCACCCTTCTCAACATTGAAGAGTTCACTGCTGAAGAAGCTATGATTCTGAAAGCCATCTGTTTCCAGGTGACTGACAGGCACAGCGATTTCTTCGGTGCATGGTCTCACAAAGTGTTGACGGATGCGCAGAAAGACCAGTCTTGTCAGGTTAACACACTGAAGGCTAGAGTCTTGAAGTACCCCGGCTTGCATCCTTACTTCGCTATTACTGCCCTCAAAACTGGTACGACTTTCGAAAACCACCCCGGCGACTTCCTCGATCTTTTTGAAGAAGAAATGCCGGGTTTCGACTGGAGTGCTTTTGAGGCATGGCTCGAACACGGCACCGGCCCGTGTCCTCGTCTTTGGGAACACCCTGAACCTACTGACGAAGCCATGACCGAAGTTGGTCCAGTCACACTCGCAATGGGTGGCTTGGACGATGATGCTAATAAGCAAGACTATCCTGGTCCTGCTCGCAGTCCTACGGACAAGAAACTCCCCGCACACTCTCCTGACGATAAGAAGAAAAGGAAAAACCAACGGACAGTTGACGGTTTGCGTCTACCTACCCGCGGTCCTAGCGAACACAAGGAGTTCCTTGAACTTGTCAAAGCAAAAGGACTATATGAGGAATACCGTGCCGCCAAAATATCAGATGCTGATTCAATGGACGTCCAGAAAGAAAAGAGACGTACCCGCACACGCATCGAACAAATGGTCACCAAACCTGTACATAAACCACGGTCTCAATAGTTCACGGGCACGCTAGTTTCTCGAAGTCTGGCGTTATACTAAAAATCGAACCCTGCAGCGGCGGTGCAGGGGGATGAAGTTGAATTAAACTCTCCCCCCCACTGCAAGCGAAGCTACCCTTCCCTTCCTCCTTCCTTCCCTATTTTCCCTTATGACAGCTAATAAACAACAGTTCATGACTAAACCTAAGATTAGGAACCTTCCTGGCCCCGAAAAAGAACGGCGATGGAAGCAACATCTAATGTCTGATGGTGGTCTCACAATTAATCGAAATAAACAACGCATCTCTGGACGCGGTGGTTATTATCAAGATAAATACAATGAGATGAAGTCTTGGGCCAACAGTCAACTCAGCAAGATCCCAAAGGGCACTTTTAGCAAGATGGGTGGAGCCTTAGCCGGCGCTCCCGGCATGGCTGCTGGAGAAATCATCGCTCAGCTAACCGGACACGGTGATTATCAAATTGCCAAAAATTCCCTCATCGATGATGGCGGCGTACTCAAACCCGCTCAAATGTCTTTTGCCCCCACCGGCGCTGCATCCATTCGGATCAGAAAAAGAGAATTCATCGATGATCTTGTCGCACCCGAAGACCCTACCGCATTTTCGCAAACTCAGTTTAGGCTACAGCCCACTGATGGTAAGACTTTCCCATGGCTCTCTGCCGTTGCAGAGCATTTCACTGAATGGGAGCTGCATGGTGCAATCTTGACCTACGAGACCACTTCTAGCAATTTTGCTCAGGATATGGCTCTCGGAACTGTGTCGATTGCTACCCAGTACAATGCTAACGAATTGCCTTATAGTAATATGAGGGAAATCCTTCAAGCAGCTTACCACAGCAGGGGCAACCCGTCTGAAAGTATCATGCATGGTATCGAGTGCGATCCCACTCTCCAAGCCAGTGAACATCTGTTCACCCGCCGCTTTGGAACGTCCGGCCCACCCAATCTCTACGACCATGGTGTTGTCACCGTCGCCACCGATGGCTTACCAGCTAAGCCTGGGACTGTCATCGGCCGTCTTTTCATCACCTACGACGTCGAGCTCAACTTGCCATGTCTGCCAGGAGGCAACAATTTCGATGGTATGTGTTGCACATTATACAACGCCACCCCATCGTCTACAAAACCCCCTATTGGCGACCCACTTTCGATCGTTTCAGCAGGCGTCGGGCTCACTTTTGGCACTGCCGCCGGCAATAACGTCATGGCTTTGCTTCCTTCCAATGGACCGTGGGCCCGTCCTAACTTGCCACCTGAATCTCTCACTGCTTTGGTCGCGTGGATTTCAGACTCAAATTCATCGCCAGGGTTGCAGTATCTATCTTTTGCTAACGCTGGTACATACCTCATTGAGATCTATTTCCTCGCTGCCGTTGGTGACAACCCAGGCGATTTCATGACTGTTGAACCCCTAACCACCGACGTTGATGTGGGATATTATACCACATTCTTTGACGCTTCACCTTTTCCAAACACTTGCCAATCATATGGTCGTGTCACCGTGGAATGCCAGAGCGCTGATCAGTCCATTTCTTTGCTCCGGCAAAATGCTGCCAACGTCGCTTCGTGGACGGTTATTACTGTCTGCGGTTAAAATTTCTTCCGAAACTATTTCCCTTACTAGTTCTGATGTCCGTTTCCGATTCCTTGCTTTTTTGGTTCGATGCGCATATCCAGTCCTTACCCGGTATCCCTCTTTACGAAGGTACGTCTTTCGAAAGCTCTGCTTACATGCTTTTCGAAGACCTTCCTTTTGGTGTCTGTGAGTACAAAGTACCGTACCGCAGTATCCCGTTTAAGCGATCCGGTCCAAAAGGCTGGACCTATTATCCAGTCGACGAGACTGGAACGCGGCTCGCTCGCATTTCTTTCCGCTCACCCAAACCCGGTGTCTATATCCGGGCCCTGGTTAAGCTGATCGATTGTAAGACTTGTGACGGGACAGACTACTGTTCTGTCGCCGAGCATGCCGCTCTCACCATTGACAATCTTACCTCTCACGGTATGATTGAAATGCGTAACGATCCATCTAACAAACGTCGGAAATTGTGCATTCAGCACTAGCGTGTATGCTTCGCACGCTGCCTACCC